TGTACTTCGATCCAGAAGCAGGGCGCCGGGTCGCCGAGTTTATCGAGACATTCTGCACACCACCGAACCAAACCGACACAATGAAGTTGATGCCGTGGCAACATGCCATGCTTTTCATAACCTACGGCTGGATGCGTGCGAATGGCACACGTAGATTCCGCCGCACCTATCTGGAAGTTGCAAAGAAGAATGGCAAGACCGCGCTGGCTGCTGGCCTTGCACTGTTTCATCTCATCGCCGACGGCGAACTATCAGCGAGAGTCTTTGTCAGTGCCACGACCAGGAAGCAGTCGGCGATCTGTTTCAAAGAAGCTGCCGCGATGCGAGAGAGGAACGCAGACCTAAAAGCAGCAGTGCATCAATCAGGGATCGAACCCATTCTGGCACTCTACATACCCGGAACTGGTTCTCGATTAAGCATGATGTCGAGAGATGCGGCGTCCGAAGATGGAGCGATGGTCAGTTGCGCCGTAATGGATGAACTGCACCGCTGGTCAACAGGTTCAAATCTCTATTCAGTGCTGCGATACGGCGGGAGAACACGTTCGCAGCCAATGATTGTCGAAACCACCACAGCAGGTTCAAGTTCTGGCGGCACTTCTCTCTGCTGGGCAGAGCGTGAGTATGGAACGAAGATTCTTGACGGACACATTCAAGATGATGAGTTTGCCCCGTGGATCTTCTGCATGGACGTTAACGACGATTGGAAGAATCCTGCCAACTGGGAGAAGGCCAACCCGTCAATAGGTTATCTGTTCTCGGTGGAGACCATAACCAAGGAAATTGCTGAGGCGATGGGGAAACCAAGTGCCATGGGCGATGCAAAACGCTTCGCTCTGAACATGTGGAGCAGTGAATCGGAGAATCCAGCGATTGAACTGTCAAAATGGGACGATTGTTGCAGGGAATCCCTCGATAAACATCCTGATCCGAAGCGCCTTAGAGAAGAAACAATAGCGGAATTGAAGGGCAGAGTGTGCTTCGGGGCGCTCGATCTTGCTCCGAAGCTGGATACCTCTGCACTGATTCTGCTGTTCCCGCCGCTCATTTCTGCTGAAAGATGGCGAATACTGGAGTATTTCTGGTGCCCTAAAGACAACATCGAGGGCAGAGTAAAGCGCGACCGTGTTCCCTACGACCGCTGGGCAGAAAACGGCTTCATTACTCCCACTGACGGCGACCTCACGGACGTTCGATTCATCGCCGACCAAATCACCGAGATAAATAATCAGTTCGACTTGAAAGAGTTGGCCTACGACAGTGCGTGGAGCTCCGAACTGATACGCATGTTGGGAGAAGCAGGGTTCCCCATGCAGAAGTTCGTATCGTTCCCACAAACGCCAGTGAAGATGAATGGTCCCTGTTTGGAGTTTATGCGCCGGACTCTTCGAAAAGAGTTTGCCCACGATGCCAACCCCGTAATGCGCTGGCAAGTCAGCAATCTTCGTTGGAATACTCAGAAGACAACTGGATTCATCAAGCCCGACCAGGACAGAAAGCGCGAGAAGATCGACGGGCCAGCTTCGCTGATTATGGCGCTGGGTAGAGCGTTGGACCCTGCGAATGTGAACCAAAAGCCCAAGTGGTTTATGGTGTCCACCGATTAAAAGGAAACAATGTCCAAACTAATCACGCTCGGACTGTCTGAGCTAAAGATGACTGCCGACCCGCCTTCCACGCTGGCTAATCCGAGTGCCGGTTTAATCGAATCACTTATTGGATTCCCAACGTCTGCGGGTAAGGTTGTCACAAAAGATACTGCGATTCGTGTTGCCTCATTTCTATCGGGCGTGAAAATGTTGGCATCGGATCTTGCGAAGATGCCACTGATCTTGCGCGAGACCATAATTACAAATGGCAGACAGAGAACGCTGCCTGCTCTGGCTGAACCTCTCTACTCACTTCTGAAAGACTGCCCTAACCAGTGGATGACCAGCTACCAATTGCGCTGGTATCTGGCCTTTCAACTTGTCGCAAACGGCAATTGCTTCTGCCAGATAATTAGAAACGGAAAAGGAGATGTGATCGCCCTGAACCCGCTCACAGCATGGAACATGGTACAGAAATGGGACTTTACGGTCCCAGGAACGCCGCTTCTCTACTGGGTCTATAACGACGGTCGCGGAAACACTCGAAGATTTGAGCAGCAAGAGATTTGGCACACGACTTCGCTGAACATCGAAGGTAACGGCGTCGAAGGCTCAGCCATTACAGCACTGGCAAAGGAAGCCTTATCTGTAATGATGGCGTCCGACGAAACTGCTGGAAGATTCTTTGCGAACGGTCTGGGCATCCACGGATTCCTGACCAACAGCAATGCTGCTGTGGAACTCACCGAACCACAGGCGCAGGGCGTTATTGACAGACTGAAAAAGGACTATTCAGGTTCCCGCAATGCTGGAAAGTTCACATACCTACCGGGCGGCGTCAAATACGAGAAGATGGCCCTGACCGCCGTTGAAGGTCAACTGCTCGAATCACGAAAATGGAACGCGGAAGAAGTTATCAGGCTTCTGGGTGGAGCACCGCTGCTGGTAAAGCTAGGATACGGCGGAAAAAACAGCACCTACGCATCCAGTTCTGCTTTCCTTGACGAATACTTCAACACGTCATTGCTTCCATACACAACCAGCTTGGAACAGACGATCACTCGGGATCTTATCGCCCCAGGCGACCGCCCACGTCTATTTGCCAGACACAATGCTGACATTATGCTGCGCGGTTCACCTCGGGAACGAGCGGAAACCTACGAAATACAGATTAGAAGCGGCCAAATAAGCGGCAATGAGGCACGAATGAAAGAGGACATGGACACGGTGGAGGAGTGGGACAAGATGTTTTTCCCGGCCAACTCAGGAGTTTTCGACCCTGAGACTGGCGAAATGTTCATCCCCGGCCAGAAATCGCCTGATTCCAGAGCGGAAACATCTGGGCCAGACGCACAAACAGCGCCACCAGCACAGACCAACGCAGACATTAAGACTACGGCTCGACTGCTGACCATTGCCAACTCACTGGCCGAGCGCGTTATGAGAAAAGAAGCCAAGGGCAGCATTGACGCCAAGTTTCTTGCGGAGGTCATGTCGGTTTCAACGGAACAGGCGCAAGAGTACGTCCAAGCACGCAAGAGTGACGCTATGAGCGACGAAAATGCGAGGGCTGCGTTAATCGCGATGGCTACAAAAGGAAACTGAATGAAAAGCACCGTATTGACAATGCGCAAAGACAAATCAACCATCACTTCCTTTCAGGCGAAGGCCAATGCAGACACGTTGACGCTCGAACTGTACGACATTATTGGCGCTGACTTCTTTGGCGAGGGCATCACGGCGAAGAAAATCTCCGACGCTCTAATTTCTGCTGGGACTTTTTCTGACATCGTGCTTCGTATCAACTCTCCAGGTGGCGATCTGTTCGAGGGAGTGGCTATTTACAACCTGTTGAAGTCGCAGGACAAGCCTGTGAACGTCATGGTTGACGGTCTGGCAGCGTCTGCCGCTTCGCTGATCGCTATGGCAGGCGATACCTGCGTCATGGGCGATGGGGCCTGCATGATGATCCACAGGGCGATGGCGGTCGTCGGTGGATACGCTGATGATCTCCGCAAGTGTGCCGACGTAATGGACACCGTTACTGATTCTGCGTCGGACATTTATGTGGCGCGCACAGGCATGAAGAAAAAGAAGGTGCTCGAACTCATGACCGCCGAAACGTGGATGACCTCACAGGAAGCCGTCTACGAGGGCTTCGCAACTGCCACCTCGCCACAGAAGGCGAAGAACATTACAAATGCGTTCGATCTATCGGTCTTTAAGAACGCGCCCAAGAGTCTCACAGAGATTGCTGCGTCCACCGAAGGGTGTGAGTGTGAGTGTTCTGACACGACGACCGCGCCTAAAGCTGAGTATGACGATTACCTCGTCACCATTCTTCGCCATCGTGTGGAACTGCTGAAAAGGACTAAATAATGTACGAAAAGATTCTGATCCCGCGAGCCAATCCGGTTGTTACGGTCGAGGAACTTGCTGCGTTCGCTCGGTTTGATGTGCCTGAGCAATTCTCAAGTCAGTCTCCTTTGACGAACAATCCCGGTTATGACCTCGTGGTCGAGTACATCGAGTCAGCCACGGATCATGTAGAGATGTTGGCGGCCGTCGCTTGCATAACAGAGACAATTCTGCTGACGTTTGATTCGTTCCCCGGACGCGATGCACGCACACAATACGATTACCAACTCAGCTACGCCTACAACTGGGCTCCGCTCTGGTGGTATGGCTTCCCTCAGCAGGATTCCATAGAACTGATACGCCGCCCAGTGCATGACGGATCGAGCGCCTCACCAGCGGATCCGCCAGTGGTTCAGTACGTTGATACATACGGAGTGTTGCAGACCCTCGACCCGACGCTTTACGAGGTGTTTGCAGATAAAATCACGCTTCTACCGAACAACACTTGGCCTATAACCGCGTCCAGAATGCAGGACTGTGTTCGGATCATCTACAGTGCGGGCCACTCTGACACCGCTGAGGGCGTTCCATCCAAACTGAAAAGTGCTATTAAGTTTCTTGCTGGGTGGTGGTATGACAACCGACTTCCGGTAGGGGTTGAGCCTACCCACGAAGCGATGCTGACTCTCTCCTCGCTGTTAAGCGGGTTCAGACTTCTTCGGGTGGCCCGATAATGACTCTACCCAAGAAAGTCTCGACCAACATGAGATATATTTCTGCCTCTGCTCTGAATTCTCGTGTGTCATTTCTTCAACCAGACGCGGGAGCAGACCCAAACGGCGGTCCTTTGCCCTTTACTACCGTGGCGTCGAACGTCGCGGCAAATATTGCGATGTGGCGAGGCAAGGAAGAGGACAAGACCCAGCAGCGTATCGGTCAATCAAGCTACAAAATAATAATTCGCTATCCAAAGAACTTCGCTGTTGATTCAGGGATGCTCATAACGTGCCATGACCAGACGTTCAACATTGAATCACTATCCGACCCTGACATGCAGAAAGTGCAATTGGAGATTTGGGCATGGGTGGATAACGGGAGCACTTCATAATGCTGGAACAAGGACTCTGGAAACTTTTAACGCAGGACTCAGACGTATCGGCACTGGTGGCGAACCGTGTTTACTTCGTCCTGGCTCCGAAGGGAAGCGTGCTGCCTCAGATTGTTCTCTCTCGTGTTGCCACTGGGGACATTTATGACGTGACCGGAGCGACTGGTTTCCGTGACGCCCTCTTTCAGGTGGACTGCTATGCGACTGACTATTATTCCACCCGTGCAATATCCCTCGCCGTGAGAATGCTGCTGGAGTCGTATATAGGGAATCTTCTCGATGCTGACACCACTCCCGTTTCAGGCGTATTCACGGAAAAGGACTGGGACATGCCCTACGAACAAGGCGGAAAGGGCTTCGTCTTTCGTTCATTGCTTGAATTAAGAGTGCATCATTACGACACCGCTATGCCTGATAACGTGCCAGCCAACCTCGTCATCATTTCTGGCTCAGAGACCGCGAAAG